TATTGCCGGCCCCGGTCCAGCTAACCCCGCCCGGCAAGGTGAAGTTGCCGTTGAGGATCAACTCCTGCGTGACGTTGGCCTCGGCCTGGATCGCGTCACCGTTGATGGAGTAGAGCCGGATGATGTGGTCGAGGAAGGCGATGAGGTAGTCCTGCCCGTTCGCCATGCGGAACTGCATGAGGCGCACGCGCTCGTCGGCTCCGGCGAGGATGATCTTGTGCTCCGAGCCGGCGCGCATGAGGAGCGATCCCTGCGCCTGCGGAGCGAAGTTCTCGCAGTAGTCGAGCCCGTGCTTGTAGACGCTGGAGGAGATCCGCCCGCGGAGCCGCTTGGAAAGCTCGCCCGAGTTGAACGCCTCCTGGACCGGGAGGAACGCCATTACCGCCCCCTTCGCGCCATCGGGCCGGGGACCTTCCCGAGCTTCCCGCCCGAGAACTGCCCGAGGTCGAAGACGCCCGCCTTCGAGATCGCGTCGATGTACCGGGCCTCCATCTTGCGGTCGAGCCCGGCGCGCTCGGGCGCGAGCACCGGCGCGAGGTCCGCGGCGATCTGCGAGGCCACCGCCCGGCAGAAGGTGGGCGTCCACCGCTTCGGGTCGTCGATGTACGTGGTGCAGATCGCGAACGCCTTCTCCGCGTCCTCGGTCACCACGAAGCCGTCCCGCTTCTCGAACTCCAGCGGGTAGCCGTTCGCGTCCTGGATGTAGCGCACCGCCACCACCTCGGGCGGGAGCGCGAAGCGCACCGGGAAGCGGGCGTCACCCGTCTCCTCGGCCACCCCGAGGTCGAGAGGCTTGGACCCGGTGGCGAAGAGCCACGGCTTCTCTTCGAGGGCCGTGCGGACTGCGAGCGGGAAGTTGTCGGCGCAAAGCTCCTCCTCCACGCTCTGCGGGTTCTCCCCGTCGAGTTGGTGGATGAGATTCGCGCCGATCCAGCCGAGCGCCATCCTGCAAATCGTCACCGGATCCATGTGCCCCTCCGCTTACTTCTTGTTCTTGCCGCCCTTGCCGTCGTCGAGGACGAGCGACTCGATCTCCTTCTCCAGCTTGGCGATCTGCGCGCTCTTGGCGGCCGACTCGGACGCCTCGCGCGTGAGATCCTTCTGGAGCCGGTCACCGCGCGCCCGCTCCGCGGCGAGGTCCGCGTTGAGCGTCTCGACCTTCGCGGCGAGCGCGCCGTCCTCGGAGAGGTCCGCGATCTTCTTGCGGAGCGCCTCGTTCTCCTCGCGGAGCCGGAGCGACTCGTTCACGTCGAAGTGGACGGTCTTCGGCGTGGACTCGTCCTCCTTCTGCGCCTCGGCCTCGGCCCACGCCTTCCAGTTCTTGGCGAGGTCCGGGTGCCGCTGCACGTCGAGGGGGAGGCCCTTCGCCGCCTCCTCGAAGGTCTTGCCCGCGCGGATCCCGCGGACGAGGAGGTTGCGCTGGAGGAAGTTGAGAGATGCCACGGATACACCCTGCCTTTCGGATCCTGTCCTACGGTGAAGGCAGCGCCGGGGGACAGGGAGCCCGGCGCTGCCTCACCTACCCCGCCGCGGTTAGACCGTGGCGGTGTCCTTGGCGTCGAAGACCCAGAGGAGGTTGTCGTCCACGCGCACCGCGCCGGCCATGAGGCGGGCGTAGACGCGCCAGAGGAAGCTCTTCTCCGTGGACTTCGCGATCTCGGTGGACACCTCCTCGTCCACCTTGAGGCCGAGCGCGCCGGGGGCGTAGAAGAGGCAGTTCACCCGGCCGGCGCCCGCGGAGAGGAGCCGGTTGGTGACCCGCCAGTAGAAGCCCATGTACTTCTCGTGGAACTTGCCGGCCTGGATCGCCTGGAAGGCCACGTAGTCCGCGTTCGTCGCCTTCGGCTCGTGCATGAGCTTGCGAATCTGCGTGGGCCCGACGACCGCGTACATCGGCTCGTCGGGGTCGATGTCCTTCTTGAGCGCCTTCTCCCGGATCTCGGTGAGCCGGTCGAAGGTGATCTCGGAGAGCCCGTCCCCGACCTTCTGCGCGACGGGGAACACGGTGACGCCCGCGTCCTTGTCGATGGCGTTCGTGGTCGGGTCGGCCGCCTTGATGATGATGTCGTCGAACTTGCGCCGGGCCGCCTTGGCGTAGTTCTGCGCGATGGTGGAGGTCGGCTCGATGATCATCTTGAGCTTGTCCTCCTTCTCCACCGTGTCGCCCACGTCGTACACCTTCGTGGTGACGATGCGGTTCGACCAGGGCGTGTCGATCTCCGGCGTCGCCTGCCGGGTGCCGACCTTCTCGGCCATCTCGACCGGGCCGACGTACTCGAAGACGTGATCCTCGCCGGGGCCGTTGCCGCGCTCCATGACCGTGCCACGGAGCTTGTTGTCGCTCTGCTGCGCCAGGAAGCGCACCACGCCCTCGAAGGTGCGGGTGAACGCCTTGTTGATCGTGATCGCCATTTCCGTTTCTCCTGCCCGCTCGCAGCGGGCGATGTGGGTTCGATCCACCACCGCCGCGCGAGTAGTCCGCTAAGGAGAGCCGGGCCCGCCGTGCTATGTGGCCCGTCTTTCGGAGGGCCGGTTACCCGGTGATCCTCCTGGAACGGGAAGAGGCAGATTGTAGGTAAGCACACCCCGGGCGGGGCGTCAAGATCTTACTTGCCGTCCTCGTAGCATCCCGCCGACACGAGCACCTGCGCGTCGAGGGTCTTGCAGTCGGAGGCGCCTACTGCGGCGCAGATCGCCTTGGTGTTGTCGTTCTGCACCTTGGCCCACTCGCACATGACGTGAACCCGTTGCTTGGCGTCTGCGAGGTGGGGGCCCATGACGTGATCCGCGGCGGTGGTGGCGAACGCCCACGCAAGCCCGATGGTCGGCAGGAAGCCGATGAATACACCGAGAGTGATGGCCTTCGTCTTCTCGCTTCGCGCCACGCCCGTGCCCCTTTGCCCCTGTCAATCGGGATACTACCCGAACGGGGTGTCGAGTCAATGGGACGGCCGGTGAATCATCCACCGGCCGTCCCCCGCCCTCACCACCGCCCCGAGAGTCCCGCGATGGCCCCGGTCTCCCAGGTGCGGTTCCATCGCGCCCACGCCTCTGCCGTCGCCTCGATCTGCGACGTGAGCCCGTAGGCGACCCGGGCTCGACCTTCCACGCCCCTGTCCTGCACCGCACCGATGGAGAGATCCCACTTCCCAGACTTGGCAGGAGTGGTGCTCGCCCACGAGGCGATATCATCCCAACGGTACAGAGGCCCCGCCGCCACGGGCGCTACTGCGGCGAGGCCGGCGAAGGGACCACCGGCGCCGGAGGCGGCTCTCCCTTCGTCGCGCTCGCGTCCTGCATGGACTTGATCACCTGCTTGACGATGGTGTCGAGCGTGGTGCCGTCCGGGAGGGCCACCTCCGCGGCCTGGAGCGCCTTGAGCGTCATGAGGTACTGCGTGGAGGTCTTCCCGCCGGTGGAGGCATCGAGGTGCCATTGCCGGAAGAGGAAGAGGGTGATGAGCGTGCCGATGCCCACGAGGACATCGAACGTGAGCGCCGGATCGACCCCGAACTTCGAGAGCAAGATCGGGGCGAGGACCGCCGACACGATGGCGGCGAAGATGGCGGCGAGCGTCTTCGAGCCGAGGCCCTCGACGTATCCGCGGAAGAGCTTCTCGATCATGGTGTGTTGCTCCTTTCGGTTGTGCTGCGTGCTACGCGGTGACGCTCGTGCCCCACTTGGCGCGAGCGAGCCACCCCACCTTGAACCGCTCCTGCGTGGGGTCGTTCTGGATGATGCGGAGGTAGAACCCGGCCTGCTCGGAGGCGTAGGCCGCCACCACGAGGTCGGGATCGCAGGCCGCGAGAGCGGCGAGCGACTTCGGGCCGAGCGCGCCGTCCTCCTTCACGCGCTCGACACCGGGCGGGCGGGCCTGATTGATGGCCCGCTGGAGGAGGATCACGGAGGCCCGCGGCCCGGCATGGACCGCGAGGTCGAACGCCTTGGTGGCGATGCGTTGATCTCGGATGAGGGCGATGCCCGGCCCCTCCCAGAACTGCGCGTAGAGGATCCGAAGCTGCGAGTCCCGGTCATGCGAGAAGAGCCGGAAGTCGTCGAGATCCACATCGCCGTCGCCGTCGAAGTCCGCGGCCACGCCGAGCGCCTTCTTGAAGGTCTCGAACGTGATCCCGGTGGTGGTGGTCGGGCCACCCTTGTCGCCCTTCACGATGATGAACCCGCCCGGCGGATTGGGCGAGTTGAACTCGTGCTGGAAGACCACTTCGACTGCGGGCAGGAAGTTCCCCATGATCCCCTCCGTAGGCGAGGCTTACTCCTCCTCGCCCTCCCCGAGCATCTCGTTGTACTCCAGGAGCTTCTTCTGGAGATCCGGGAACTGCGGGTGGCCCTTCTGCATGAAGGCCGGGTTCCGGTAGATCTCCTGGATGCGCGAGTTGATCTCGTCGGGCGTGAGCTTGCCCGAACGCGCACCGCCGGGCAGGGAGAGGCCGCTCTCCTCCTCCCCGAGCGACTTCGCGACGGTGAGGTACTGCTTGATCGTGGACACTGGCGCCTCGCCCTTCTGGATGGCGGCCACGAACTCGGGCTCCGCGCCGAGCTTCTTCGCCACCGCCGCCGCGAGCCCGAGGCGCTCCTCGAAGGCCGCCCCGAGATCCTTCTTGAGGCCGGCGAGGGCCTCGGTCTGCGCCTTCTGCGCGAGGGCGCGGGCGGCCTTGGCGCGCTCCACGCGCGTCTGGAACTGCCGCTTCGTGAGCTTCTCCTCGGCCGCCTCGCCGCGGAGCCGCTCGATGTCCGCGTCCGAGAGCCCGTGATCCGCGGGCGGCGCGTACTCCTCGGCCTTCTTCGGCACCCCGAGGTTCTCCAGGAGGAACGCCTCCCGCTTGTCGTCCTCCTTCGGGAGCGCGATGAGGTGCGGCGCGTGCTTCTTGAGCTTCTGCTCGAACTCGGTGCGGTCCACGTCGCTCGACTCGGGGCCGGGCACGCGGATCGAGTTGCCCTTGTAGGCGTTGAGGTCGCGCGCCACCTTGAAGACGGTGGGCAGATCGGGGGCGTCGATGAAGATCTGCTCGCGGTGGTACTCGGCGGGGATGCCGAGGGTCTGCATCTGCTCCGGGGTCATGTGGTCATTCCTCCCTGTCCTGCGAGTCACGGATCGAGCGAAGATCGTGGACGACTTCACGCGCTCCGACGTTGATGAGGGTCTGATTCACATCGACGGCACCCTCGACCCTCTTGACGAGGGCGCCATCGTACTGCCGCTCCATCCAGGCGAGCAGGGTCTTGCCCCGCTCGCTCTGGAGGAGCGTCTTGATCTCTGCCCGCTCCCGCTTGTCCCGCTCGCCTTCCTCGGTGAGCTTCGGGAGCTTCTCCCTGTCCTTCGCCATGCGATCACCTCGTTACTGGATTCCGGCCGCCGCCACTCGGCCGCTCGGAGCGAGCGGGGGCTTCGGCGGGAGCGACGGGTACACCGCGCCCTGCACCGGGCCCGCGGCCTGCGCCGCCGCGTTGTCCTTCGCCGCCTTGGCCTCGTTCGCCTGCGCCTGCGAGGCCACGGCCCTCTGCTCCATCGAGTCGATCTCCTTCATGCGCGCCTCCATCTCCTGCTCGGTGGGCATGAGGTCGGCCGGGATGCCGAGGCGCTCTCGCAGGTACTCCGCGATCTTCTTCGGCGCGATGGCGGCGCGGATGCGCGGGTCGAACTGCGCCATGCCGTAGATCATCGAGACCCACCGCTCGACCGCGGCCACCTCGTCCGTGCGCTGCGAACGCGCGAGCGGGCCCTGGTACTCGATGTTCATCGCCCCGCCGGCCTTCTCGACCACCTTGGGCATCTCGGGCAGACGCCCGGCGCGCATGAGGATCGAGATGCAGGCGCGGATGATCGCGCCGAGGAATTGCTGGATGAAGGTGAGGGTCTTGCCGAGGAGCCGGTTCATGATCTCGTAGCGAACCTGCACCTCCATCGCGGTCATCGCGGGCGACTCCTTGAGTTGGAGGTCGTCCGTGCGGAAGATCTGGCGGATCTGCGCGAAGAGCATCTCGATGATCTTGTCCGCCACCACGAAGTTCGCGCGGCCAGGGATCTCCTTGATGTCGTCCACGTCGCGCACGAGGGTGTGGCGACCGGGGCGGTGGTCGAGTTCCGTGAGCATGTTGCGGTTCGTGCCGATGGTGGGCGGATCGAGCGCCTTCTCGCCGGCCTTGAGGTAGTCCTCCAGCCATGCGTTGACGAACTCGACCGTGGGGAGGGCGATGTTGCCCGGCCCGTAGCCGACGAGCCCGTTGCCCTTGCGGCTCCAGCGGAGCAGGTGGATCGGCTTCTCGTAGTAGCCGCCCTCGGCCTTGCCGTCCATCTCGCGCACGAACACCTCGCCGGTGTCCTCGCGCCACCACAACGAGCCCCACGGCCGGTTCTCGGGCGCGGCCGGGTAGACCATCTTCTTCCGCTTGATGATCTTCTCGCGCGGGAAGATGCAATGGACGATCTTCACCGGGTCGCGGTTCGCCTTCTCCACGCGCAGGGTGATGTCCTCGAACTTCTTGTAGCCCTTGGCCTCGCAGAAGTCGTCGATCTGCGACGGCTCCCACTCGAACTCGTGCCAGAAGGTCTTGATCTCCCCGCGCCGGTCCTGCTCCCACCGCGCCTCGTTGGTGGGGATGGCGGTGAAGTCGATGGTCTCCAGTTCCGTCTCCGCGAGATCCTCGTACACCGGCTCGACCGCCATGAGAGCGTTGCCAGGGCCGGTGGCCTCGTGGCAGGCCGAGGCCATCTCCAGGTAGAAATCGGAGGCGCCGAGGGTGTTCCATACCTCGTCGATCACCTCGTCCCGGTACTTGGCCGCCTCGGGGTTCTTGTTGAGATTGTTGCGCTTGCGGTAGGCACCCTGGAACCACCGCACCGACTGCGGCACGAGCGAGCCGTGGATCGAGGCCGAGAGCTTCTCGCGCCCGTCGATGGCGGTGAAGTCGAACACGTCCGTGCGGACGCCCGCATCGTCATCCACCGGGCCCATGAAGTGCTCGATCCGCTCGCGCACCGCTCGGTAGTCGGTGAACTTCGTCTCGGAGGCGAGGAATCGCCGCCGAAGGGACTTGTGCCGGTTGCTCTGCGCCATCGTGATCGCCATTGCTCTACCTCCGCGAAGTGGACCGTCTGATCGAAACCGTCACCCGCGGCCCGTCCTCCGCGGCTCCCCGCTCTGTCGAACGGTGAATCCTCACCGACTGTACCCTTTCGGGGTCGTCAACGCCACCATCCAGTACGCGACGATCCCGGCCAAGGCCGACTACGAGGTATTGCGCGGCCTCCGCGACGTGCGACCACTCGTTCTTGTCGGGGTGATCGTGGAACTGCTCGTCGCCCGTCACCTTCTTGCGCTTGAGGCAGTAGGCCCCCGCGCACGCCTTGATGAGCGTCTTGCAGCGGGGGTGGATGAGGATCTCGGGCTCGCCCGTCATCGTGAGCGTGCCGAGGCAGAGCCCGAAGGCGTCGCGCCGGATCGTCCACTCGTTCGTAGGCGCCGGGCTCGTGGGCAGGCCGCACCCGTTCACCACCGAGATCGGAGTCTTCTCCTCGTCGGTGGGCGAGGCCGCCATGCCTGCGGGATCGCCCCACCCTTCGAGGCGAGCGCCGGGGAACTCCCGCTTGGCGAGCTTGGCCGCCTCGGTGCCGAAGTTGAGGGCGCCCATCCGCTCCGAGACGAACTCGTGCGAGATGCGGATCTGCCCATCGGGCATGACGTGGGCGAAGACGATGGCAGGCGTGAGCCCGTAGTCCTGCCCGTGGTAGATCACCTTGACCTTCTTCGGCACCTCGAACTCTGCGACGTGGATGCGCTGATTGAAGTTGTCGTAGATCGGCTTGCCGTCCACCGCGAACACGTACTTGTTGTGGATGTAGCAGTCGATCCATGACTGCCGCTTGCCGCGCATCATCCGCAGGTAGTAGCACCGGCAGGGCTTCTCGTGCTCACCGGCCGCGAGCCGCTCGTCCTGCTCGCGCCGCGCCTCCTTCATCACCTGCGGATCACGGATGTTGAGTTCGTCCCCGAGGCGCACCGCCGCTGCCGCGAGCGCCTGCTCGTCGGGGTCGAAGCATCGGTCGAGGTGCTCGCGGTTCTCCGCGTTGGCCTCCAGCCCGCCCGGTTGCTCGAAGATGCGGTGGCCTTCGAGGGGGAGGCCGGTCTCGGGATCCGGCTCCTTGAAGAGCTTGTACAGGTAGTGATCGGTGTCGAAGGCGTTCGAGTCACCAAACACGCCCGTCCAGTAGCGCGGCACGTCCTCCTTGCGCGGGTAGCGGCCCACTCGCGTCTGCGCCGCGTCGTGGATGGCCTTGTTGATCTCGCGCCACTCGTTGAAGTAGATCCAGGTGAGTTCGAGCGAGAGCAGGTTCCGCACGTCGTCCGCGTCGTCGAGGGCGCGGAAGAGCACCTCGCAGTAGACGCGCGTGCCGTCCCCGAGCGGGAAGTCGATCACGAACATCTTCTCGGAGAGCTTCCAGTAGCCGAGGTGCTCGGGGATCCATTCGCGCCACGTCTTCATCGTGGTGTCGCGAAGCTGCGGGAGCGTGTTGCGCACGATGGCCCCGCGGCTCTTGCGCACCCGCTCCCTGCACTCGCAAGGCTGGCCTTGCTTGTACGCCTCGCAGCAAGGCGAGGGCGGCATCTCCATCGCGCGCCGGAGGCCCTCCATGCAGCACCCAGAGGATTTGCCCGAGCCCACCGGCCCGACGATGAGCCGCACGAACTCGTCGCAGCCGAGGAAGTCCCCGACCACGGGCGGCGCATCGAAGTTGATGTTGATCTCAGGCATCCTTGGCCTTGAACGGGTTGAATGTCTCGACCGCGACGGGCGGGTGCCCCGAGCCGAAGACCCACAGGTAGATCGGCGCACCGGCCGCGATGGCGGCGCGCTCCTCGGGCGTGGGTGTCCACATCGAGATGAACGCCTCGCCCGTGCGGTGAACGTGGAGATCACCGCACTCGGCCTCGGTCATGCCCTCGGGGCGGCGCAGGACCGCGTTGGCCTCGGGGAACGCGCTCGGGGTCACCGCGGCACCACGATGAGCTTCGAGTTCGCCATCGCGTGGTCGATCACGCGGAGGGCCTCGGCCTGCACCTCCTTGGCGATCTCGACCATGAGGTCCGCGTTGAAGCGGGCGATGGAGCCGGGCTCGACCTTCTCGGCCTCCTCGACGAGGCCCGGGATGGTCTGCGCGAGCATCTCCGCGAGCGTGCCCTGGAGGATGACGAGCGCCTCGATCTTCTTGAGGTGGCTCGTCTCGGCCTTGGCGCAGAGCCCGCCGATGAAGGCGAGCCGCTTCTCGTCGCGCGAGAGCGCGGCCTGGAGGCGGTTGGCCTCGTCGATGACCGCGCCCGAGATCTCCACGGGCTTGCCGTCCACGGTAGGCGGCTTGTGCGGACACACCTCGATCCGCTTGCCCTCGAACTCAGCCGTGCGCTTCTCGGGGCAGGGCCCGCAGCCCTCGCCCGCGCCCTGCATCCCGCAGTCGTTGCAGCACATAGATCTACCCCTGTCCCTTCTTGATGCCGTTGATCGACACGGAGATGCGGAGCGGCCCGCCATCGGTGCCGCCCACCTCCACCTTGTCGGTGAACATCTTCTTCCACTTGCCGAGAAGCTCCGCGGCGCCTCGCTTGTCCACGAGTTTGATCTTCTTGAGGTGGCCGATGCACTCGCGCTCTCCGCGCGGACCATCCCAGATCTCTTCGACTTCGATGCTCGCGATGGCGCGACGAGCGTGCGGCGGAATCTCGGAGAGCGGCTTGAGGTCCCCATCCTCCTGGAAGATGTCGAGGAGATCCACCTCTGCGAAGTCTCGGAGCAGGTTCTCGACGTGCGCCACGGTGAGCTTGTTCTGCGCCCGCCGCTCTGCGAGCCTGCGGTCGATCTCGGCTCGCACGTCAGCCTTGATCAACATCCGCCACCCCTCGGTCCTCGCGGAGTTGTCCTTGATCTTCGGGCTCACCTTACGGATCGCTTCCGTGGCGTTGCACCCGTTGATCAAGTATTCGTCGATGAACGAAATCTCTTTGTCTGTCAAAGCCATCGGAGCGATCTTATACCCGTTTGGGATGCGTGCAACCACCGGAACTGCGCCTGCGCCAGCCGTCTCACCCCGTCTCACCCTGTCTCAGAGGGGGTGAGACACCTAAAGCTTAACGATCACCGACGCTTAACTACGCTGTCTCACCCGTCTCACCCAAATCGAGCCCAACCTTCTCTGGAACCCGACACCTCCTCTCGATCACCTATCCCCCTTCGTTACCTATGATTTGGGTGAGACGGGTGAGACAGTAGAAGGAAACCGTTGGGAGAGAAGGCGAAAAGTGTCTCACCCCAGGGTGAGACGGGGGTGAGACGGGTGAGACAGCAAATCAACGTAACTCCTTGGAATCGTTGATGGTGATCTCCGAAATCGGCTTTCCGCGAGGCCCATTTTTCGACTCGGATTTCTTGACCGCGGTCATTCTCGGATCGAACCGCGCCTTCGAGGGGCAGGCCGGATTTTGACACACGTCAAAAGTGTACCTCTCCGAACCCCTCACCTCGACGAGCCGGGCGACGAGCCCGAGCCCTCGGCAAGGGCACTCAGAACGCACGAGGATGCCCCAGGAGAAGAGCGCCGCCCGACCCCGCCACGATGCCGCCGCCCGCCGAATCGCGCCGCTCATGCCCGGCCTCCCCATTGAGCCGCCATCGCCTGCGCGAGCCCGAAGTACGTTCGAGACCTCTCCCGCCACCGATTCGGCCCCGGCGCCATCCGGTGGACGCGCGGCTCCCTCCCGGAGACCACCTTCGTCGGAACGAGCGGCGGCATGTTCTTGAGCCAGAGGCAGGTGGCCTTGGTCTCCCCGTGCCCGAACATCCACGGCTGCACGATTTGGTCGGGCTTGCGGATTCGGGTCGAGATCACCGACACCGGGTTCTCGATGGCGATGCGCGGAACCGGGGCATCCATGAGGGCGCGCACGAAATCGAGGGCCTCGGCCTGCTCCTTCTGCTTCCTCCAGAAGTGCCGGCTCCCGCTCACGGCCAGATGCGTGCATGGCGGATGTCCGATGAGGAGATCCCACCCGAGGTCGAGGATGTCGAGCACATCCCCCTGGTAGTGAGGCCCCGGCATCTCGGACGGCAGGAGATCACAGGACCACGCGGTATGCCCGAGCGCGCGGAAGGCGTCGCGCACCACCCCGGAGAACTCGCAGGCGACGAGGACCCTCACGCCACGCCCTCCTCCGGCTCACCGGCCGGTGCCCCCGTTCGCATCTCCAGCACCTTCCCCGGCACCGTGGGCTTCCACGAGTCGTGGACCCACGGCCGGAGCTTCCTCCCGTCGATGCGCCGCTCCCTGCCCGAGCGGAGCCCGTTCTTGTGGCAGATCTCCATGAGGTGGTTCATCTGCGAGGCGCCGATGATGATGCCGGCCGCGCCCTCCACCTGCGCCTTGATCTGCGCGAGGGTGGTGTAGCCGCGCTCGATGTTCTCCTTGTCGGAGATCACCAC